GAGATCGGTTAGCTGGGTATAGGCAACCAATATGCTAATCGTGACAACCGCAAGGTTCGCAGGAGCTACCGCAAAGTCCACATAGCCGCCAGGGGTTGAGTCCTGATCATCATTCAGCACAATCGTAATGTCCGGCTCTACCTGCTGAACATCACCGATAAAGACATTTACCTCATCGGTAGATTCGGCATACAGAGTGAAAAAGAACCGCAGCGTTACGCCATCGCCATAACTGACTTCGCTGTTCACATCGCTAGTAACGGTCATCTTAAACCTCTGAGCTGTTTATCTTGCCGGATATGCCGACAATTATAGACGGCAATGGCAATGGTTCACTAATGGTTATCTGGCCGAACGTGTCATAGCCAAGACTGTTTATGCGAACATCGCCGGAGAATAAAGGCTCGTTAAAATCCATCGGCGTTGTTGATGTTCTATCACCAGGGCGAATGCCATTGATTTCAGGAATAGCAGACTGCAAAACGCGAACGACTATTTCGCTGTACCGCTTCATGGCCGATATGCCACCATATCGAGCATCGGTATAAATCGGCATTGTTACAATCTGTGAGTCGTATGCCGCGCCAACTATAGCCCTAAGAATTGGCTGATCCAGCTCTACCGTTCCGCTTACCACTGTTTTTGTGTCAATAAGATCGCCGGTATCGGTGAGAATATATACATCAGCCCCCTCAAGATGATCCAGTCCAGTTAGCAGGGTTGTCTCTGCTGTAAACGTGAACCTATAGGCGCTATCAACATAATGCCACTTAGCCTGATTCTCCATGTTTGGGATGATTTCAACGTAACGACGCAGCTCGCCATTGACGCTTCGCTCAACAACAAGATACGGAGTGTCCTTGCTGTCATCAGTAATAACACACAGGTCTTTGACTGATCCGTTAAATATGATTCTTGACCATGCCGCTATCTGTAGCTGCCGGTCAATAGTCAGCGCAGCAACAGTCCCATCATTGCAAACACAAAGAACCATCTGCTGCGGAGCGCGGATAACGGCCATTCGCTTTATGCCCGACTTCAGGAGATGATCTACCTGAAGGGAAACATCAGGGGCAAGCCATCCCCTATCCTGATCTGACAGCTCTAAAAGGCGAGCCTTTCTGCCGCCCTCTGCCGCAAACAAAACGCCGTAGCCGAGATTGGCAGGCTGAACTGCTGCCGACCCATGAGCCGACTGCATGTATACCTGAGTATCTGAAGGCTGCAAAAGCCCGCTGGAAGATGAGAAGGCATACTCATACTGGCCAGCGCCAACAATGAGATTTTTATGGCCATGCGCCCATCTAGTCGGAGATCGGTAGATGACAACAGCCTCGATGGGATCGCCAGGGTTTGTGCCTGCGGTAAAGTTGTCCCACTCGCCAGACTTGCTCATCCATACGGTTTCGGATTGACTAGGTGTGCCGCCAAGAACAAGCCGGCCCTGAAATGAAGTACAAATCTGCGGATAGTTATTGGCCGCCCATTCGCTAGGCGGGCTGACAAATGTAATTGCTTCAAATTTCCAAGAGGCCGTTCCTGTGTCGTAATACAGCTTTCTTGGCGTATGATCCTTATGAACAAAGATCAGCTCTTTGTCGCCGTAAGGAGATTGAATATGCTGAATGGCATCAAGCTCATCTTCAGTGTACGGAGATGCCAAAACCTGATCCGTCAGTATGGCAGGCGCAGCGCCAAACACGCGAAGATGCTCTAGCTTGAAATCGGGGAAATTGTTGTTGTCCGCAGCAAGAATTCTCGCCTCAACCCAAAGCGTCCCCGTATAACCTGCGGCTGGCGCATCTATTGCAATGCGGTCATCCCAAGTTGTATATCTTGGGCCTGACAGGGTTGTGGTATAAACATCATCGCCACCCTCAGTAGTGCCTATTTTTAGGGTGATTGTCGGGTAGGTTTCTTTTTTGCCGGTCTTGCCGGTATATGACGCTCGATAAACAAAGGTTATCCGGTCTGTTGGATAATCCACATCAAACGATCTGCGGATAAGTGCGTAATTTTTTGCCCCTTCTCTGCGGGCAAACATATTGATAAGACCGTCCCTCGGTGTAGACTCCCAATAACAGCCAAGCGCCCTTTTCCCGCGCTTGTATTGCGATGGCTCTGTGTACCATCCATCAAGGCCAAGCTGAAAGCTCTCATTCTGAACAAGTTGCTTTGTGAACGCGGTTGCCCTGTCAAGATCGCTCTGATCAATGGTGTCTATGAATATCTTTACTTCGCTATCAGTTAGCTGGACAAGCGTATATCGGCCATCCACAGACTGCATCTGAAACAGCCGGGCATTGCCGCTGACTTCATGGCTAAATAAAGTGCCAGGCCGTTTTACCGCTGGACCTTGCAGGGTAGGGATATAGTTGGTCATTTCCGCGCATGACTTCAGCACGGTTTCTTCATCAAGTTGAGCAAAGTAACGCGGCGAAATCTCCCCGCCTACAAATGATTTTTGCGTGGGATACCAGCGCACAGGCATTGTCAGTACCTCGCTTTAATCAGGCGGCCTTCTTCGTATTGCTCAGTCGTACCTTGTCTGGCGTCAGCAGAGATAGCCTCATCCAGTTTGCGTTCATAAAGATTGCTCATTGCCTGTAACATATTCTCATTGTGAGTAATCGGCATAGCAAGATCACGCGCCATACGGGCGGCAAGCGCCTGCCTGAAATAGGCTGGCATCTTGTTCTCATCTGTCACTTTTATAACAACATGAGCGTAAATAACATCTGTGTTAGCGACAACGTGGCCAGACTCGATACGCCAATCTCTGACCTGATCGCGCCCATGAGAGCTTGAATCAGGATCGCTATAAACCCGGTGAACCAAAAGAATATCATTAGGAATCAGAAACTTATTGTCTGCGCCCCAGCTGATTTCAGACTTTGCCGAGAAGGTTCTGCGCTCAGTAGCGAACTGCCATATCTGCTCAGACAGCATGGCATCTCTTGCCTCTGGATAAAGCACCTCGCAAGCCTGCCCAATCTCATTATCCTCAAAGGATACAATCGGGCTGGCTCCCAAAAACAATAATGCTTGATTACAAATACTGACGGCGCTTGCCATTATGCACCGCCATAGTTAAGTGGCAGTGATCGTATCGCCAAAAAAACTGCCGCGTCTGTCCATGTTCTTGATGATGTCACTGTTCGATATTGCAGAGCGATAGTTGTGTCAGTACCGGCAGCAGGAATCTCGTACCGCTTGAATGACGAAAACTTGCGGCTAGTGCTTGGCTCAATTATAAGTCCAGACTGAGGCAATACATTGGTGGGCGCAGCGCCAGCAAGGCCATAGACCAGCTGCGTTTCAATAGTGTCGATAACAGAAATCTCTCCGCCAATATCGTAGAAAATCTCAAATCCAAGAATGTTGTTATCGCGCAAAACAACATGATTGCCAACCCATGTAATCCCATTGGTGATAGCAGTGCCAAATTGAGCTACAGGCATGGTCGTCATTGTCGTTGGGGTCGCAACAGAGGCCGCCGTGTATGTGCCAATAGTCCTGCGCGATGAATATGTCTCGATAATCGAGCGAACATCTGCCGCGCTTGTCCCATTGGGTACGCCACTAGGCATATCCGCTATGTGTGTTGCATAGTCTTTTAATGACATGGCGGCACCTTAATTAAACTCAAAATTAAATTCATTGGTAAACTCAACATGGGCAAACGCATTGGCCAGCCCTTCCCAGTAGGCATACTCTCGACTATTTACATCAGCCTGCGTATAGCCTTCATTCTCAAGCCACGCATACCAGCCATCGTTGATCGTTTTTGCGGCTGGGATATTAACCTGAATCATCGACAACCAAAGGTCGTTGAACTGATCGCCTGTGCCGCCCTCTGCTGCCAACCACTGCATGAAGCGATCATTGAGACTGCCGGTATAACCAAGCAGCCCAAGAACATCGTACTTCAGTGTGGTTAGCTGGGCCATGATCAGTTACCTGAACTGGTATCAATCAGTCCACGAATCAGTTGGTCAATAGTCTCTTTGGCAAAGTGCGAATGCGACCATAAGAACGCGCCATCTACAACAATGGCAATATCAGTAGCGGCAACGCCAGCCGTAGTCGCAGCAAACGTAGGCGAGCCATTACCAAGGTAATTCACGGCAAATACTTTTGGGTTGGTATCTGCCGCGCTGCCTTTGGTGTTCTTGGCATACCGATACAGCTCTTTCAGTCGGCCAATAAGTCGCATACGATCTTTCATGTCGACCGAAGCGCCAAAGAAAATCTTGATCTTGTCAGCAACAGCCGTGACAACCGTATCGGCAACAATCTGCTTTAGGTCGTCATCCTGCCCAAGCTCAAGACTGTAAGGAGCTGTAATCGCCATAACTCACCTCAGTTCATTTTGTAAACAGCGGCTTGGCTGTTTGTTTTGGACAGCACAAACTTGTAATCCCAGCCACCTGCCAGTTGGATAATCGGATTGGTGCTGGTCAAGGTGGTGTCGCCAGACTGCCCGTTAGACAACCGGCCAATAGCAGGAACGTCGCCAAGCGGGGTAACAACATAGACATTGCATTTCTCGCCTGGCTCATCCAGTCCATAGGCAACCACCCGCAGAGTGGTACCCTCTGCCGGAGATGCAGTGTTTGAACCGCCTGCGGTAGTCGCCGCAATAATAACGGTAGTGGCCATCTGTTAGCCCTCCTGTTTATCAGCAGCCTTAGCTGCATCTTTGGCGGCTTTTGCCTCTGCCTTTTCAGCAGCCTTCAGGCTTGCAACCCATCGCTCAATCAGCTCTTTGCTGACGCGAAACTTGTTGGCGAAAAAGGCAACATCGACATCGCCGGTTTCATAAGCCATACGCAACTGGTGCGCTTCCATCATTTTCAGTCCGGTACGGGTAGACATATAACCTCACAAAAGAAAAGGCGGGGGCGAACCCCCGCGCTATTACAGGGCGGTATCGTTAGCCTTGATGCGGACAATGTGCTTATCTTCGATACGCACAGCGCCGCCAGTCAGCATACCCTGAACAACCCATGCGAACTGCAAGCTAGGGTCTTGGGCAATGTTGGCCTTGTAGTCCATCGGCAAATGCAGGCCAATCGCACGACGAGTCATCGCCAAGCAATCAATCTGGTTTGCAGCAGGAGCATTCAGGCGAGTCGATACAATCCACTCATAGCCCATGAAGTCAGGCAGATAACCAACCGGCGAATTCAGCGCAGCCACCTGAGAACGGTTGTACTCGGAGCTGGTGAACTCAGTCAGTTGCAACATCTTCTGCGCTTGGTTAGGGCCAATGATGATGCACTTCTTCTCCATCGGGTCAACATCGTTCGCCATGAACTTGTTGGATACCTTGGTGATCAGGTCAAAAGAGAAGTAATCCGCATAGGCACCAACCTCTTGACCAGCCAAAAACGCGACAGTGCCGCCTTCGTTATTGGCAGCGGCAGCAGTAGCCGCGTCAATAATCAGGTCGTCAATCTGGCGCTGACCGGCACGAGCATGGTTCATGACCAGTTCTGACTGAGGATCAATCAGCATCTGGACAATATCTTCCTGCTCGAAAATATCAGCGGTGATATACGGAGAAGAAACCGCCATACGAGTAGCGAACGGAGTGTCATTGGCGATAGATAGCGTAGTCGTACGACGACTTTTCGCGGCCATATCAACCGGAGACATGAGATTCCAGACATGGCTAGAGCCAGTGCTGGTGTCGATTTGAACATATGGACGCAGCTTGGATACCATTTGCTGCGCGACGGCGCGGACGTTATCTTCAAACGTCTTTACATAAGCAACGCTAATAGTCTCTGCCATTGCAGTAACCCTCAAAAAGATGATCTTTCAGGGCGAAGATCGCCCAAACATTTAAGTCTGAGCGACCCTGCAAGGCAGGACTCTTTGATTAATTCACCACCTTTCGGCAGCTACTTTGCAGAAAATGTAATACTCCCCGCGAGTTATGTCAACTCGGATGGAGCAGTGTCATCAATTTAACCTTCTTCTCAACCAGATATTTATGGTTGGGACTCATCCTGTCCATAAAATCAGGGTTGCGGTTAATCTCGACTATCTGCTGCTGGATTTCTTGAGGCGACAGCTCCATTAGTTCCTGCTTGCCGTTGTTGGCGCTGACGGCCCCTGGCGGCTGCACCTTCTCGGCAATACGATACAGTGCCTGATAGAAGTCTGCCCGCATCTCGCCTGCGCTAATCTTTTCTACCACATCAGCAGGAAAGCCAAATTCCTCGGCAACATTTTTCACCGCAGCCACTCGCTTGTCATAAGCGCGGCCCCAATCTTCTTTCAAGGACTCCATCTGCTCTTTGTGCTGGCGCTGCGCCTGAACCGCCTGCTGCTCAGTTGTCTCCGCCAGCTTGCCAAAGATTTGCTTGTACTGCTGAACAGTCAGCCCAGCCTCATGGGCTAGCTGCCGAATCTCGGCATTGGTCTTGCCCTCAAGATCACCATAGTCATCGGCCTTCTCTGGCATCCCCAGCTTGCGAAGAACCGACTTGTAAGAATCTGGATCGTCAGCAACAGGAACCTCCATCAGTCCATCAATGCGCTCGGCGGCTTTCTTGCGGAACTCCTTGATCTGGTCTGGAGAAGCGTCAGGGCCAGGAATGCGAATACTGTTACCCTGCCACTGGGCTGAATTTTTAATCCCCTCCAAAGCCTCGTCGAGACTGTTAGCTTTTGCAAAGAATGGCGCATCCCGCAGTTGCTCAGGGATGCTTTCTTTCCAGCCTAATTCATCACTCATGGTTCACCTTTTCGGTTATGACGGATTCAATCTGTTTCCATACGTCGCGCTGACCAAGCCTGAAGGCTGTTACATCTGAATGGCCTGCGGTAAAAATTGCTTCGTTATCAAACTCTTGCTGCATCCACTCAAAGACAATGCGCCCGCTTTCGCTTCTGGACATAGCAAGGATCGCCTCTTTCAGCTTCTTTTGCTTAGCTTTGAATTCCTCATTCATTGCTCAACTCCCTGCAAGGCTTGCAAACCTTCGCCCTGAGCTTTCATCGCCTCGCCTTCCATCTGTTGTCCGGCGGCCATAGCAGCTTGGGCTTTCTGTGCTTCGCGGGTCTGCTGAATCTGCTTAACTTCATTCTCGGTACGCATGACTGCAAACGGAAGCCCGCTGGCCTCAAATGCCCACTTGGTGAAACGCTCTGGGTTAATAGGATCAAGCAGTCCAGGGATAGCCTGCTCCATCTGTGCGGCAAATCCGATATAGCCAACCACCGATTGCAGTTGGTCTGTTCTTTGGGCGACCGCCAATGGGCCGGTATAGACAATATCAATGTCTTCGCCAAGCTCTCTGACAATCGGCGGCGGCGGCGGAATTCGTTTATTGCGAACCAGATAGTCAAATGCTAGCTCGATCATTGGGTCGAACAGCTCTCTAGCCAGACGCCCCAAGGTGCCGCCCAGCATACGAGCCATTCGCTGATGACGCCCCTGATACTCGGTTGCGCTCATGCGGTCTGACAGAGCAACGTCGGTATGCTCAGACAGGAAAATCTTTTCAATAGCAGTTCTCAAGTCCGTGATCTGTAGGGCAGAAACATCGAACCGAGCGCCAGACTCATACGGCCTGATGCCGTTTACGTCGCGCACAACTGATTGCCCGCCAGCGGACAGATCAAGATCAGACAATAAGCCGCGCTGCTGGACAAGGCTTGGTGGGTCAATGACTTTCTCTGCGGCCTTCAGAACCATCTTAACAGTTTCGTTCAATGTCTTGGCGGTAGGTAGAGCCACATTACCAGGGCCATAGCCCCAGCGACTGCCGGACATTTTGCCCCAGCGCGGAACCATCGCAATGCACTTATACAGACCGCCCTCATCAAGCATGGCTTCATCAGGATTGCCTTCCATCAGGACATAGCCATAACCCCAAGGGCGGTTTTCAGGGACGGTAATACCGTCCACATATTCGCTGCGCTTGTAGATGCAGAAGATCACCTGAAACTTTCTATCACTATTGTCACACTTGGCCACAATATCTGGAGCCTTGCCGAACTTGTCAAAAATCTGTGCGGCAGTCCATTCAAACTTTCGGTAGAACCGCAGCACTCGCCCGTTCTTATCTGGGTCAAAGAATGCCTCACGAATCGGGACAGCCTGAAATACCAGCGCATCGTCTTCCCATTCGCAAGTCATTGCAGCGTTACCAAACGAAACAAGATCAAGATAATCTTCGCCCATTTCGCCAGCAAAGTTACTATCTTGGAAGTGGTTGAACGTAATCTGCGCGGCTTCTTCCAGCCACATTCTCGCATCAGTGTTCATGTTCAATTCTTTATTGCGGAACCGGAACATAAACCACGGGGTAATCTCGCTGGTCAAATAGCCTTGCATGGTGGCAGCAAGGTTGACTGCGGCATTGATTGCAGTGTGGTCGTATAGCTCTGTTCGATTAGACCGTACCTGTGCTTCAGATAGCATTGGCGTTTGCATATCGCCAGCGCGTATCGGCGCAATAAATCGACTAATCTCATCCCAAGTACCAGCGATAGTTGAACGGGATGCCTCGGCCTGTTTGAACCAGCGACGGATAGTTTGTGCGTTACTCATTGAAGCGCCCTAATGGTTTTGAACTTATGCTCGAAATCACCGGAGTCAAGCAGATCAACAACGCCAGACCAACCCGTTGCCGCATAGCGTAGCATATCAGAAGGGTGTGACGCCCACTTAGGCCCAACCCTGTCTGCCGTCACCTTGAATTTACTGTCATTTTCCTCTGTTCTATATGCCTGCCAGCCAGAAATCGCCTCCTGAGTTCTTTCGTTTATGTTGACGCAAAGTGTGCCGAGGAATATCTGGGCCGCCTCTATCCCGTCCTCAATAGGAAGTTTTGGTAATGGTGGCTCAAAATTAATCCCAAGGTCTGACGCTATATTCATCCTTGATTTATCAACAGACCAGTCAACCCTCCCCATATCATGCGGTGGCACATGGGCGGCAAAGCTATATTGGCTTTCTCGCAAAAGCTTTTCAAAGTGCGGCAGTCCTTTTTTCTTTTCAGCAAAATAGTCCACCATGATTGGGCGCTTGGTAAACGGGTTTGACTGGAATACCCCAATGGACGTCATGTCTCGCCCTATATCCCAGAAGGATGCACACTTACGCATAGGGTCAAACGGGAAAATACCTATGCGCTTTGTCTCGCGCATAGCTTGGAGTTGTTCTGCGTAGAATGCACCTTCTAGTGCGCCATCGGGATTTCCGTAGTATTCCTGTCTGATCTTGGCTTCTGACGCCCCGTTGCGCCTTTCTTCGTCCAGCATTTCGGGGGTGATGATCAGCGAGCCATCTTCCCTGCGGGTATCGTCGATAGTCAGGTTTTCAGCAAAGGCTTTCGGGTTATCCCTGAAAGACTCATACATATTCCAGAAATGGTTGCGGCCACGGAACGTACTGATGGCCAGCATCCAGCCGCCGTTCTCCAACAAGATAGGCGACAGGTACTGCCAAGCGTTAGGGTCGGCCAGGGCATATTCAGACAGCACGATACCAACAGGGTTAGCCCCCACCAGTGCGTCATAGGAATCCGAACCGAGACATTGCCAGATAGAGCCGTTGATCAGCTCGATCTTCATTTCATTATCAAGGGTTCGTTTGCGAATAGCAGGAGGGAAGGCTTGGTCGATTACCCTGCGGCCTTTCCCATCAATGGCATCCCACATCAACCGGCGCACCTGATCCTTCAACGGGGCCATATGCCAGTAAGTGCCAACTCTTTGCAGGGCGGCCCATGCCGTCCAGTTGACAGCGAAGGAATCTTTACCGGCCCGACGGTGCCATGCTACTGCGGCACGCTTACCGCCGGATGCCATGTAAGACCATAGCTTCCTTTGGTGCTGGCGCGGTGCCCACTCATTCGGTATCTGTATTTGTTTCGACATTCAGTGTACTGAAATCAGTGACTTGGTTAGGCTCGCCATCCATTGTATAGCGCCCATTATCATCCAGCTTGAAGTTAGCCAGCAGTAAGACAGGACGAGTATCAACCTCAGCCTTATACGCCCCATCCATCTTGTTCAGCATATCCATTGCTTTCATAGCAACTTCAGGGTCTGGGTCATTACACAGCACCTCAAGTTTACGGCGACGCTCATCAACAGTCTGTTTTGCCATCTTCTTTCTCTGCCAAGTCGTTAGCGTAAGCGACCAATGAAAATCCATCCGTCGACTGAGAGAAGTTCAAAAAATCAAAGTATTTGCCAATATCTAAAAGATATTGCTTGGCGGCTAAATATCCGTCAACTGTCATTTCAAACCTATCCATAACCTACTCATTAACTCTTTGTAATGTGGTTTACCAAGTATATACTAAGAATGTATTGCATAGCGTATCCAGCCCCAGCGCCTGTCTGTAAGCCTTACCTGATCAGTGGGAGGACAACAGGGTTACACAAACTGGGATTTCTGAGAGACACGGGCTATTGCATATCCGGCCAGAAACGGAATGCACAACAAGCGGCATGAAGATCAGCGGGGTAGTCTCCGTAAGGTTATAGGGTTGATACCGCCACTATAACAACCGCATACAGTAGGCAATACAAATACAACTGGCATCAATAAATCAACGACACATTATATACATGGTGTCTTGATCTCGTATTGATCATTATCCAGCAAAATCAATCATATACAGCATAATGTTATATATTAAGCATTATCCCCAGAATGTGAAAAATCTTTGGGGAATGTGTATGTGTATTATGATTCCTGAAATGCAAAAAATTTTTGTGTGGATCGGAAAATCACGCCCCCCCGCGCTCTGGGGGAATGGCCCCATCGTCATCGAACTGCATCAGTCCTATGGTGGGGGCTGATTGATCTGGCTGATCATGCTCTAGTGCTTCCAGCTTATCGAGCGCATCCTGCTCACGCTTGACCCTGCGATGGTTAGCCATGCGTAACCCTGTGATGTCAGCGAGGACTGCTGTAGCCTTTATCATGCCGTGTGCATCGCGCTTGGATTCAGCGAGAGCGTAAGCCCTCATGCTCATCTCCACAATACTCTGAGGCGCATCCATAGCAGCCTGCATTGCTTGGACTTGTAGTTGTTGGATCATATTGACCACTTGAGGCTTTGCTAACCATTGATGCGCAAGGTTATGTAAGCGTTGCTGACTGATTCGCTCTATACGCTCTGCTGGT